GTACACCGGGATCCCCTGGACCGACCGGGCCGGCCGGACCCGCAGGCCCCGAAGGACCGCGCGGCGAGCAAGGGCCCAAAGGAGACCCGGGCGAGGCAGGCGAACCGGTGATGTGTGCACCCGGGTACACCCCTACTGAGGTGCAGTGGCTCGACGGCACTTATGTCATGTGCAAGAAGGAAGGGTGACCATGGACGACAGCGATCAGCACCCCTGGACCCGGCGCGGACCATCGAAGGACTACCCACGCGGGGAATCCTCCACCGCCTACGACGCCTTCCGGGTCTACATGCGGTTGGGGAAGGACCGGTCCCTCAACAGTGTGTGCGAGGAGATCGGTAAGACGATCACCCTGATCAAGAGGTGGTGCAAGGCGTATGAGTGGGTCAGCCGCGCCGCTGCGTACGACTCGTACCTCCTGACGGCGGAAGTCGACGGAGAGGCGACAGAGCTGTCCCGGGTGCGTAACAAGCATCTGGACGTGGCGGACAAGCTGCTGGACCACCTGTCCAGCAACATGGCCCTCTGGGAAGCCGGACAGGACCCGTCCGTGCGCTGGACGCAGGCGTTCGCCGCGGCGGCCAAGGTGCAGCAGATGGCCTTGACGCTCCGTGAGAAGGAAAACTCTGCGGACCGGGAGCTCATCGACCGCGTGATGTCCATGCTCGAAAAGCAGGCTGAGGGGTGAGAATCACCCGGGCCAAGCTCGCTTCACTGCCGCCGGCAGAGCTGGCCCGGCTGGCCGCCATCGCCGAGCAGATAGAGCAGAACCGTTCGGTGGGCCGCGTCCCGTGGCTCTGCGACCGGGACGGGTGCGACGGGAGCCCCCATCCCGGAGCCCGGGGCGCTCACGCACGGACTGCACAGCGGTGGCCGGACCCGGCCGAACTGGACTACGACGTATGGCTGCTCCTGGCCGGGCGCGGGTTCGGCAAGACACGCTGCGGTGCGGAATGGTCCTGGCGTCAGGCCAAGAAGTACGGACCGTCCGGCCGCGGCGCGCTCGTGGGTCCCACGGCGGCCGACACGCGGGACATCCTCGTGGAGGGGGAGTCGGGGATCCTCGCGTGCGCGCCGCCGACGTTCCGGCCGATCTACGAACCGTCGAAGAGGAAGCTGACGTACCCCAACGGCGGGATACAGATGCTGTACTCCGCCGACGAACCGGACCGCCTGCGCGGGCCGCAGCACCACTACGGGTGGGCCGATGAGCTGGCCGCCTGGCGCCGGATCCAGTACGCGTGGGACATGCTGCAAATGGGGATGCGGCTCGGCGACCACCCGCAGGTCTGCGTAACCACGACGCCCCGGCCCCTGCCCCTGGTGAAGCAGCTGCTTAAAGACCCTATGTCTGCCGTGGTCCGGGGCTCCACATACGACAACCTGCACAACCTCGCGCCGACGTTCCGCCGCACCGTGGTCCAGAAATACGAAGGGACGACGCTCGGCAAGCAGGAGCTGGACGCGGACATCTTGGACGACATGCCGGGAGCGCTGCTGCGCCGGGCGGTACTGGAGGCGAACCGCGTCGACGTCGCACCGGCCGAATCCCTTATGAGGGCCGTGGCCATGGACCCCGCCGGTACGGGGCTCGGCGACGAAACGGGGCTCATCGCTGGCTTCGTCGGCGTCAACCGGCACGTCTACATCACGCACGACGCCTCCGAAAAGCTGTCCCCGAAGCTGGCCGCGGTAGCTGCGTGGGACCTGTTCGACGAGACGAACGCGGACATCCTCGTGTTCGAAGACAACTTCGGCAAGGGATGGGTGAGGGAGGTGCTGACGAAGGTCTGGAACGAGCGGTGGATCAAGAGGTGGAAGGCCGAGCACCCGGACGCGAAGCCGGAGGAGATCCCCGAAGAGCACGACGCCCCGCCGGCACCGCTGGACGAGATTCACGCCTCCGCAGGCAAGCAACTGCGCGCGCAGCCCACGGTCATGCGCCACGAACAGGGGCTGCACCACCACGTCGGGGTCTTCGGCCGGCTGGAGGACCAGTACACGACGTGGATCCCGGAGGAAGAGCCCTCCAAATCCCCGGACCGGGTGGACGCGGCCGTGCACCTGGACACGTATTTCGCGAAGCGCTTCCACCGCGCAGCGGTACGCGCCGCACTTCCACACGAGAGACTCGCTGCAATTGCAGGGCAAAGAAGGGGATGATGGGCCGATGGGCATACTGACACTGCTACTCGCGATAGGCGCCGTCGTACGCCTCACACGCATGGTCACCGATGACTACCTCTTCGAGACGCCCCGCACCTGGGTACTGATGAAGCTTCACCCGGACGGACAGCTCTCCTACTTGGTGAAGTGCAGGTGGTGCGCCTCCGTCTGGGTGTCCGTGCCGGTCATGGGCGCGTGGATCGTCTGGGGCGGCGTCCCCGCATTCACCGCCGTATGCGCGGCGCTCACCGCCTCATACGCCGCGGGATTCCTCGCGGTCCGAGAACGCCCCGGAACCGAAGAGGAAGGGGAGCAGTAGCCCATGGCCATCTTCCAGCGGAAGAACCGTTCCGCCGCGACGGACGAAGCGCCGCCGAAAGCCATTCTCGCCGCCGCCGTGCCGATCGTGGGCCCGGAGGCGGAACGCGCCATCGCCGTACGGCAGACGGCGGAGAAGTGGCAGAATGACGCCTGGTACTACTACGACGCCGTAGGCGAGATGAACACACCCATTTCGCACATAGCGAACGCGGTGAGCAAGGCAGACCTGTTCGGCGCCGAGACCGACCCCGAGACCGGTCTGGTCACCGGGCCCACACAGGACAAGCGCGCGCAGACAGCCGCTTCCTTCTGTCTCGGCGGCGCCGGGCGCAGAGCACAGCTCCAGTACTTCCTCGCCGTCTGCTGGCAAGTCCCCGGAGAGGCATACGTCATTATCCGGCCACGGCCGGCCCGAAACGGCGTCCCGCAGCCCGATGAATGGCTGGTGCTGTCCAACCGGCGCGTAAAGGCGCAGGCTAAGACGTGGACGTACCAGGACCCGATCACCCTTGCGTGGGTCGCGCTCACCGCACAGGACCGCATGATTCGCGTGTGGTCCCCGCACCCCGAAGACCAGTCGAAAGCCAACACGTCCATCCGATCTGCGCTCCCCGTACTGAGGGAGATCGAGAAAGCGTCGATGAACCTGTCCAGCGTGCTGGACTCCCGCATCGCCACGGCGGGCATGCACGCCATTCCACAGGACGTGGACCTTCCACTCACCGGGTCCAACACCTCGGTATCCGAAGAGCTGTCGGACATGCTGCTACGCGCGGCGTCGGCCGGGATCAACAACCCGGGAACGGCCGCGGCACAGGTGCCGGTCATCATCTCCATGCCCGAAGAGAGCATCGACGCTTTCGTCAAGGGCCGGATGTACCCCGAGACGGCCATGGACCATACAGTCATCGAGCTCCGTCGCGAGGACCTGTCCCGGCTGGCCGCAGCGCTCCCCATGCCCAAATCCGTCGCCGAAGGGTCGCAGGCGGAATCGAACCACTGGTCGGCGTGGCAAGTGGAGGAGGAGACATACAAAGTCTGGATCGAGCCCCTCCTTGACCGGGTCGGCGACGCATTTACGGAGTACTGGTACCGGCCCGTACTGAAGGCCATGGGCGTACCGAACCCTGAGCGGCACGTCCTCGCGTGGGACACCACAGGCATTGTCGCCAGGCCCGACGCCACGGAGGACCTGAACTATCTGCACGAACGGGGCCTCGTGAGCGACGACTACCGGCGCGCGGAGTCCGGTATCCCTGAGGACGCCGTGCCGGATGAGGAGGAGTCGCAGCTCCGGTACCTGCGCAGGGTGGTGGAGGCGTCTCCCGCACTGCTGGAGAACCCGGCCGTGGCCGAAGCGCTCGGGTATCCGGAGATAGCCGCACAAGCGAAGGAGACGGCCGAGCGGGAGCGCGAGGCGCTGGAGGCGCAGCGCGAGGAAGCGGAACAGCAGCGGGACGCGGAAGCGGGTCAGAGCGACAACGTACGGGCGCTTCCGGCACAGCGCGAGGAACCGCAGGCGCAGCCCGTACCGAATGGCCTAGTGGCCGCAGCGGAGCTTCTGGTGTTCGACGCGCTGTCCCGTGCCGGCGGACGGCTCCTCACCCGTGAGCACCGGGGCCAGTTCGGCAGCACGCCGAAGCACGAACTCCACACGGTGATCCCCTGCACCTCTGCGGACGTCGGGCGCCTCATGGCCGACTCCTTCCAGTTCACGGACCGAGTGGCGGACGCCTAC